GATGGAGAAAGCAATATCCCAAGATTGAGGCAGAGTTATTTATCGCTGGTGAGGTTACTGCGCTTAATAGCACCACGGCAGAGAAAATAGTCTTGAAGTTAATGGAGCAACATAATATCGCACCAGGAGATATTAGAGCCTTTGCAGAGAACATGGATAAATATTATAAGATGATAGGTGAGCCAGTCCCAGAACTACAGCCAAATTCTCACGAGTAAGATTTCAACGAGAAAGCTTGTCTAATGATTTTTACTATGTAAACCACCTAACACTAATTTCACGGAGGAATTTCCCGCTAGGTCGAAAGCGGGATTTCTTATAAGCCGCTTATGGAAAGCGGTTTTGCATAAATAGGAGGTGCAATAATGGAGCAGGAAGTCAAACAGGAAGAAACGGTTGTGGAGGAGACTTCAGAAGTTGTTTCAACTGAACAAACGCCGACTTCGGAAAAGCAACGAACCTATACTGAGGAGGAGTGGAAAACCTTTCAAAGTAAGGCTGATAAGCAAATCCACGAAAGCCAATCAAAGGCTTCGCAGATAGAACATCAGCTAAAGACACTGGAGGAAGACCATACCTCATCGGTAAAGCAACTTCAAGAACTTCAGCAAGAGCTGGACAGGAAAGAAGAACAGGGCGCAGAAGGTGATTCAGAAGCTTTAAGTGCTATCAAGTTAAGGCGGCAGGCCAGGCAAGCTAAATCGGATGTAGAGAAGAAGGAAAGGGATATAGCCCGCCGAGAGCGTGATATGGCTAGTTTACTCAAAGAGCAGTACGCCTATGATTTGGCGAAGCATTACGATATACCAGTTGAAGCATTAAAGGGTGCTGAGTCCCCAGAAGCAATGCAAGTCATAGCCCTAGAGGAGCAGGTGAAGTTGTTGGGCAAGCGCAATGCCACCAAAGATACCCCTAAAGATACCCTTAAGTATGACAAGGGGATATCAGATGTTGGTATGCAGGGTGATGAAGCTTTTTTGCGTAGTTATGGTGAGGGGAAATCAGATGACCATGCAAGGGCTACAAAACTCTTAAAAAACATAAAATAAGGAGAAAAACAAATGGCAAGTGGAAATACGACCACAACTGCTCTTGCTGATAGTCTACCGACTTTAATAGCGTCGGCAAGAATCATAAGAGAAAATGAGGGTGTTATGCCTCAGTTAGTGGATAAGGTTACTCTGGGCGAGGGAGTAGGACTATCCTGGAATGAGATTAGTCTTGATAAACTTACTGCTCAGCATGTAACTGAAACCACTGTACTGGATAACCCACAGCAAGTTACCGATACTCTCTTAACAATTACTCCGACTGTGATAGGAATTGAAACTCTGATTACAGATAGAGTGGCTGCGAGAATATCAAAGAACGCTTACGCCAAAATAGGTGCATTAGCACAGAACGCTATACAGCGCAAGAAAGACGAAGATGGCTTGACTGTTCTGGACGGATTTAGTCAAGGACAGCCTGCTTCTGGTTCTTCTACTCTAACTAGCGGACATGTAGGTGCTGGTGTTGCTTATATTAGAGGCAATACAACCGAGTCTGGGCCTGACCCAATCAGGTGCGTCCTGCATGGCTATCAGTTAAAGGACATAGAGGACGAAATCATAGCTGGTGTGGGCACTTATCCTATAGCTGAAGGGCTTACGGCCAGGGTATTCAAGGAAGGATTCAGGGGTATGATAGCTGGTGCTCAGGTATATGAAGATGGCAACATCTCTATATCAAGCAATGAAGCTAAAGGTGGTGTGTTCTCTGAGCAAGCGATACTGCTGGTTCAAGGTAGAGCACCAAGGGCAGTAGCAGAAAGAGCCGAGGGAATCGGTGGCGGTGCTACTAGGGTTTACCATTACGATGAGTACGCTTATGGGGAAAGGTGTGACCACTGGGGTTATGAGATTAGAAATGGTCTGCCGTTAGTGCAAATTAACGGGCAATACGGGGTGAATTGCGGGAACTCTAAGGGCAAAGCCTATGACAATCCGCAGCCTAGCCTAATGAATGACATTGAAGTAATTAGGAAGGTTCACAGACTAGAGGTTGAGGAGTCTACCAATAAGACCTCAAATAGCGCCCCGCATCCAGTAATGGATGAAGAGATAGTCGGAGCTAAGAGGAAACTTTTAGATAACTTGCTACAGCGATGCAACCCAACCCACGAGCTAACATTCGCATAGTGGATAAGCTTTTAGCAGCTAGAGGCTAAACTTCTAAACCTGCTCTAGCAAAACATCCCGTTAGTGTACGAAAGAGTGCAGCGGGAAGGAGGAAAACAAAAATGGCTTTAGATACAAGTTTTGGAGAAGTAAGATACTTTGAGGACTTCTTATACGATGTGATAGCGGATGCAGCAGAGATAAGCGTGTATGAAGCAGGTACTGGAACTGCCGAGATAAACGCAGCTGCGGCTGATGGGAGGATACGACTTACCAGTGGGGGCGCTGGCAGTGATGAAATAGTGTCAGTCTCCTTTGGAGATATGAACTGGACAGCTGGTGTTGACCTACAGATGGAAGCTAGAATCATCCTATCGAACCTTACCGATGTCAGATACTTTGTTGGCTTCGGTGATACCATTGCTGAAACGGGGGAGACTATGTTTGATAACCCTGCGGATGTCCTAGCGATAGGCACGCAATCAGACGCCTTTGGTCTCTTCTATGACAATGATGCTACCACAAAGGAACTGTTTGCTGTTGGGGCAAAGACCGATAGCATTACAATAAACAGTTCTGTAGGTGCAGAGTACAACCCAGTAGCAGAGACACCAACAACGCTAGGTTGTCATCTATCGGCTGACCGAAAGGTTGCTTGCTTCTATGTAGATGGCAAAGAGGTATACCGAATTGATAGTTCAACCACTTTGGTTGCTGCTGTTGACTTGGTTCCTTGCGTATGTATTTACGACCAAGGGACTACCTTTAACTGCGATGTAGACTACATCTATGCTAAGAAGAGCAGAGCTTCTGCCTAAACACAAAGCCTTTTGGCGGTTGGGCTTTAACTAACCGCTAACTTTAGATTCAGGTGTTGTCCTTACAACATCTAAAGGAGGAAAAATTAAATGAGTTCAATAAGGCATAAGGGGTGGAAGTGGTCTACAAAAGACGCTTCTAATCCTACATTAGTAATGGTGCTGGATGATACCAGTAAGACAGTTCATATATGTGATGCTTCTGACCAAGATACTGATTGGGCTTTATCGGCAGCTTCACACCCGACAGTCTGCGTTCATAGTGCCACTACTCCCGCAACAGAATACATGAAAATGTATCATGATGCCACCAATGCTTATATTGATGGCGTAGGTGCAGCTTCAATGCAACTGCAAATTGCAGGGACAACGGCACTTACCGTAAGAGCGGCAGCATTTACCGAAGGCACACCAGCTCTTGAGATGACTACTACCAATGCTTCAGTACATGCCTCTACAAGTGCAGAATACTTCTTAATGTCCAATACGCAAAGTGGGGCGGCTGGCGTTGGTGGGAGAGCTAGGTTCTACACATCAATAACTGCTGCTATGGGCAGCTGGTCTAACGCACTTAAAGCTCATGTGGTATATAGTAATGCTGGTAGCACTAGTGGTATGGGTTCTGCGTTTTGTGCTGAACTAGAACTATCAACAGGGACTACATCAGGAACTTATGCACCATTAGAGAGTGAGGTTGTCATTGTTAGTGGTGATAGCTTGGGTACGGCAACATCGTTTCTGTACATGAACACTAGCGGTACAGGTAAGGCTAGCTTTGATACAAGTGGTTATCTGTTTGAGTTGGGGGCTGGTATGACTCCAGCATCAGGGAAAATAATATACGACCATCAGGGAACTGACCCCACTAATTCAGAGGGTTCTCTTAGATTCCGTTTGCCTTCAGGGGCTTCAGCTTACCTGATGTATTATGATGCACAAGCTGCATAATAATGTCAGGAGAATAACGCATGAAACTTTTGAACGGAGAAATACTGGATTCCAGAGAGCCACTTCAAATACTACTAGGGAAACAACTGCCTGTAAAGGTAAGTTATGCCCTAGCAAGGATGGCTATTAAACTAGGTGAGGAATGGAAGGCGATTGAGGAAGTACGGAAGGGGCTAGTTAAAAGATACGGTGAGTCTGATAAGGATAACCCCAATAAGCATTCTGTTGACCTAGCAGGGGATAAGTACCCTAAGTTTGTAAAGGAGTTTGAGGCATTGATGAATCAGGAGGTTGAAGTGGTTATAGAGAAAATCAAACTACCAGAGGAAGTTGACGGGAAACCATTGGAAATAGAGCCAGCTACACTGATGGCTTTGGAGAAGTTTATAGAGGTGTAAGCCTGCCTGACGAGGCGGGTGTTACCCTCTTTGGGGAAGGGGAGGTTTCGGCCTCCCTTTTCTCGTTAAAAAATAAAAGAGCTAGAAGAACTAGCCAAAGGAGCAAAGAATGAGATTTTATGACTGGAGATTAGATGCTGTCCGTGATGGCAAGGGCTTTCATGTAACTGTTGGCACATTAACTACGGGTATTCTCGGTGGTGGTGCAGGTACTATTATTGACTTAGATGAGCCAGAGTTTGCTTTGGCAATACCATCAGGTACGACAGTGATACCCTTACGAATTCATGTCCAATGTGAGCCACCTTTGATTAATGCCGATAGTGATATTGAGGAGATTATCATTGCGTACGATAAAGATGTAGCTGTGGCTGATGGTACTGGTGCTGCTGAAACTGCCTTTGATATGTGGAATGGTCATGCTAAGTCTAGTGCTTGCACAGCTAAGAGTGCTTATACTGGTGCCATTACCGTTTGCCCCACAGAGGATTTAGAACTAGCGAGGGCGCAGATTCTGGGCGATGTGCAGGGGACTGCTGCTAATGCTATCTACCACAAGTTAGACTTGCTCTACGAACCCATGACACCGCCCTTCCTGGTTGGACCATCGTCATTGTTAATTTACTGGGGTGGTGTAGTAGCAATGTATGGCTTCGCACAGATAGAGTGGCTTGAGTTTTCGACCAGTGATATAACATGATAGAGGTAGGGACTAACTACATCAAACAAGACGAGCCTTGTTTTAATCTCTCGGAACTGGACTTAATGATAACAGGGGAGTTAAGACGCTATCAGGTTTATGTGGTAGTAAGGAATGATAAGCTGGCAACTTACCGAAAGGATATGGGGGCTACAAAGAACTTCAAGACAGACCAGATAAGAATACCAGGGGGTGTGAAAGACGAAGTAACAGGCAAGTTATATATAGAACATACAGTCGGAGAACTAAGAACAATCGCTGGGCAATTAAGGGCACAGCGAGGGTTCGATAAAAAGGCACTCGTAGGAGTGAATACAATATACTCGTAGCAACGGGAACTAAGTTCAAATAAAACTTAAGGAGGACACTATGAACAAACGTAACATATTAAGGCGAGTTGG